CGGGCGCGCCTAGCACCGCCCGCCCTACGCCCGCGATCAGCCCGCCGCCGCCCGCCGCCGGGACGCCCGCCGGGGCCGCGACCCCGAGGGCCGTGCCGAGGGATGTACCCGCAAGCTGCCGCCCGATGAAGCCCGCCGCCATCTGCCCGAGGAGAGGTATGCCCGTCGCTGCCACGACCGTGGCGAGAGGGTTGCGAGCCGTGAACTCCGAGAACGAGTTGGAAAGTTGGTTGAGGCTGGTTGTGTTGTCGGTCAGCGCGGACAGGCGCGACTCTTCCGAAGACACCAGCGCGGTGCGTTGCTCCGAGTCGATGATAGCCCTACCCGCCTCGACCTGCGCCGGCCCGAACCGCTCGCCTTGCGCTTGGAGGTCTGCGACCTTTTGCGCGATGGTCCCGCCCCCGGCGCTGGCTCCTGCGAGGAGGTTGATGGCCGTCCGCTGCGGGCTCCCGAGAATCATCGGCGCGCCGGGGCCACCCGTCGCGAGCAGGTTCATCGTGGCGTTGGCATCCCCACCCATGCCCGTGATCAGTTGAGACATGAACGCGAGAGGGTCGCGGTTGCGGAGGGACGCGTTGCCCTCGCGATCTCGCACGATCATCCGGTCTGCCAGATCGGCGTGATTGGTCGCGCGGAGTCGGCGGTCGAGCCGATCGGCCATCAGCGGACTCTCGACGGACCCGCGAAGTTGCGCCAGAGCGTTAAGCGTCGGGCGAGCGTTGCCACCCGCTGATGCGGCGACCTCTGCCACGGACATCGACTCAAGCACCGCCGCGCGCACTGCTGCCGACCGCTGCTCTGGTGTCTGGTTGGGGTTTCGGACTCGCGCGATGTTTTGCATCAGCGGCCCTAGCGATGACCCGATCATGGTCGAAAGCTCCACCGACCCCGCCTGGCCAATCCCCGTCATCGCCATCAGCGTGGACATCTGGTCCGCGCCAGTAATCCCCTGGTCTTGCAGCGTCCCAGCCGCGAGCAGCACCTCCCGCGTCGATTGCCCGGTGTTTCGCGCAAACGCCATCAGCCTGATCTGCTCTTCTAGCGCGGCGGCCCTGCCCTGTGCCGTGGGAGCCGTCAGGACGCTCTTCTGCGTCTGCGCCGCCGACAACCCCTCCGCGACATCGCTCATCGACAGGCCGCGCAGTGACCCCGTGGTCAACTCCCCTTGCAGCCGCGCGCGAAGCGCCGCCGCCTCCGGTGCGCTCATCATGGTGCCAGTGCCAGAGTTGCCGGCTTGCATGAACGCCGCGTTGAGGGTGTGTTCGCTCTCGGCCCGCTGCGCCCGTGCGTCCTGGATCTGCGTGTGTGCGTTGCGAGCGACGTTGATGGCCGCGTCACGCCCCACGGTCAGGCCGCGGCGGACGTCGTGCGCCACGCTGCTGCGGTTGCGGTCGCGGGCGGCTTGCTCTCGCCGCGCGATGGCGGTCTGGCGCTTCTCCTCCGTCTCGTAGACCCGCGTGAGACGCTCGGCCGCGCTCTGCTTGACCCGCGCCTCCTGCTCCGCGGTCAGGCCGCGCTTGGCCGATTCGGTGCGCGCCAGCGTCGTGGCGTCGCGCTCAACCCGCTCTTGCGTCGCAGCGGTCAGCGTCGCCGCGCGGCGCTTCTGTTCCTCGGCGCGGATGAACGACGACACGGTGCGCGCCGCGGCCCGTTCGCCCTCGGCGACCTGCTGCCGGGCGGCGGTGCGATAGACGCCGGCCGACCCGGTCGCAGCGCGCTGCATCGACGCACGCACATCGCGCTCGGTCTGCTGCGCGGCGGTGCGGATGGCGCCGAACGCCGCGACGATGCCCGACGTGTCCGCGGTGATCTCCAAGACGGCGCGCGGCATTACTCTTCACCGATGGTCATCGTCGGGGTCCAGCTCTCGGAGGAGTCCGCGGGCGAGTCGGTCGGCGGCGAGATACCCGAGGAGCTCGGCATCGTCCATGTCGCACGCTGGTCGACCAGTGCAGTGATGATGCTTCGCAGCGTAGTGTACTCGTAGCGCGGCAAGCTGGTCATCGACGCCTGCCCTTTTCCCAGCGCGTCAGCTACCTCCTTCACTTCGGCGAGGGTCTTGAGGGAGCGGAACGGCGAACGCTCTTGCGACCAGGACGCGTACTCATCCCAGACCGCACGGATCTCGTCGACCTCGAAGAACTTCCGCACCTCCGCGGCCTCTGCCGCGAACGCGACATCGGGCTTCTCGGGGTCGACCAGCGCGCGGGTGAGTGTCTGCACCATCACCTCGAGGTTGAGGATGGCGTCGCCCGCATCGCCGATGAGGTCTTCGCGCTGCCAGCCGCCCGTCGACACGAGCCACTTGATCGCGTCAGCGTGCGCCCTCGCCGCATCGTCGGCGGTCAGCGACCGCACGGCGAGGGGGAGCGTCACGCGCCCGTCGGAGCGCGCAATTTCGATGGAGAAGAGTTTGTGTGGGCGCACCCGCCCAGCGAGGAGCTTGGCGAGGGGAGAACCAACGCGGAACTGGTCGAGGGCGCTCACACCCCCGACCGTACCACATCAGGCGATGGAGGTGATCTTACCGTGGAACTCCCACGACACACTGTTCGCGTCGGCGACCTTGGTGCCGATCTTCGCCGTGCGGATGTCGCCCGTGCAGGTGTACATCTTCCCGGCGATCTTGAAGCCGAGCGTCACGACCGCCTGGGCGAGCGCGATGCCGACCCAGTCGAACTCCAGCCCGCTCTGCGGGACGGCGTTCTCGACGCGGACCATCACCTTCTGCGGGCCGACGCTGAAGCCAGCGGTGCCGAGGAGGAGCGTCTGGACGTCCTTGTTCTGCGTGTCCACGTCGAAGTCGATGGACGACGACTGAAGCACCGGCACCGCGTTGACGGTGACGAAGCCAGGCCCGGAGTAGATCGTTGCCATGATCAGAGGCTCGCAATCTGCCGGACGTTCCCGGCGATGATGTGGAGCCCAGACACGGGCTCGCAGGGGATCTCGCAGTTGAGGCGACCCGACACGACGGTGTCGGCCTCGACCACCAGCAGCGACACGTTGGCGGTGACGTCGCGCAGGATGCTCCGCGCTTCGTAGCCCGCGAGGCGGTCCAGGATGAACGCCCGCACCAGCGACGGCGTGGTCACGCGAGGCGACAGCGGCGGGTTGCCGTTGGCGCTGTCCGCGCCCAGCTTGAAGCCCTGGTAGGACGTCGCGAGGGCGCTCTGCAGGTCGTCGGCCACGTAGTCGCACACGGTGACGAACTCCGTGTCGATGACCGCGAAGTTGGGCACGCCGTTGGCGAGCGACCGCGAGGTGACCGACCGCGCGAGGGCGCAGAAGCCGGGGCGCGCGTTGGATGGCACGAGGGGCGCCAGGCCGTTGTTCAGCGCGCTCTCGACCTCGGTGGCCGTGGGCTGGTCGAGGGCCGCGTTCTGCGCCAGCACCGTGGCGAGCTGCACGCCGTCCAGGTTGGCCGCGGGGTCCGCGGACTCGCCGACGAGGATGCCGCCGACGCTGCCGTCGCCCGCAAGCCGGGCGCCCGCAAGGGTCGCCGCGACCTCGGGGCCGGGGATCTTCGACGCGTAGTGCCAGCCGATCTGGAGGCGCGCGGCGTTCTGGCCCGTGGCGAGCGTGATCGCGTTCGCCAGCGTGTCGATGGTCGCGCCGATGCCCTGCTGACGCAGGCCGACCGTGACGCCCGCGAGCGCGTTCAGGTGGGTCACCAGCCGCCCCATGTTGGTGCCGTCGTTGGAGGCCACGACGATGCGGTTGTACCGCTGCGACGCGATGGCCGTGATGACGTTGGCGATGCTGTCCGCGGTCGTGCCGCCGGTCAGCGGGAACTCAGTGCCGATCGGCGTGCCGATGGTCGTCCACTGCCCGGTCGTGGCGCCGGGGCTGGTGGTCGAAGAGCCCGTGATGCGGAGCGAGAAGGTCGACTGCACGAAGTACGCGTCGACCAGCAGCGAGTTGCCACGGAGCCCCGCCATCTTGGCGGTGATCGTCAGCACGCCCGCGGCGAACTGCGCGTAGTACGGCAGATCGGCCGCGTTGTTGATCGCTACGGCGCACGCGGTGGCGATCACCGTGGGCGTGTCGCCCGTGGACACCGGCACCTCGAGCACCTGGTCGCAGAGCACCAGCCGCACGGCGAAGTCGGCCGTCGCGGTCGTGGCGAAGGTCAGCACCGCGGTGGCGGCCGAACCCGCGCTGACGGCGTTGGCGGCGAGGTAGAGCGACGCCGCGGGGTACTGCGCGAAGACCGCGCGCGCCATGCGGTGCAGCTCGGAGCCTTGGCCGCAGAGGTTCGACGCGTCCTCGGCCGACGCGCAGAACGTCGGGGTCGCGAGGGCCATGATGCCCGACGCAACGCTGATCGTCGGCGCCGAATCGCTGATGTCGGCCTCCAGCTTGTTACCGATGAGGAGGATGGTTTCCGGCGCGGCCCCGGCGCTGGTGCCTGGGCCTCCGAGGATGACGTTGAGGTAGACAGCCGGCGTCTTGGTGGACGCGGACAGCCCGGGAATGCTGATGCTCATGAGGAGTGCTCCTGCTCGGCGACGAGCGTGATGTCGCCGCGCGAGATGGCGCGGCGGTAGTGCGTGTGGTCAGACACCAACTCCCCCTCGGGGAGCACTGCGCCCGCCTGGTTGCGACCGGCGTACCGCCCGCGGACGGAGTTGCCGTTGCGGTCGACCAGCGTCGACAGCCGACCGTCGACGGCGAGGATGAGTAGCTTCATGGGTTGGGCTCCGAAGTGAACGGCGAGAGCGGGTTGGACGTGTAGCCGGTGCCCGTCAGGTTGACGTCGCCGACGATGGGGTCAAGCAGCGGAAGCGCCGCGCCGGGGTCTGCGTTCGCTGCTAGCGGGAGGTCGCGCTGCGCCTCGACCCGCGCGGCGTAGGCGTAGACCACGCCCGCCTCGACCAGCTCTGGCGTGGTCGAAGAGACCCGCATCGGGCGCTGGTTCCACAAGCCATCGATGAGCAGCCCGTTGACCGCACCCATCGCAACATCGAGGAGCTGCAGGATGCCCGGCGCGCCGACCGCAGACGCGTTGATCGCATCGTCGATCTCGCGGGGCTCTTCGCTCACGACGATGACCGACCACGCCGCGATGCCGCGGTCTTCGATGCCCGCCAGGAGGGTGTTGACGATGCGCGTCGGCACCTCGCCGTCGAAGCGGAGCAGCACCGCAGGGTACTGCCCACCGCACACACGCGAGAGGCCCTCACGGGTCACAGGACCGGCGTACCGCGCCGCAAGGGCGAACGGCCGAACAGCGGTCTGCGGCTCGAACACGCAGGCTGCTAGGGCCGCCAGAAGCGCGGTGTCGATGCCTGCAAGGGTCGCGATGGTCATAGGTTCTCGATGGCGCCCACCATGGACGCCTCTACGATGCGGGCGACCGTATCACCCTCCGCGGCCCATGGGGGGGAGACGCGATAGGAACCCTGCCTCGTCTTGTCCGAAAGGAACGGGTACGGCCGGTTGGGGCGCCCGGTGCGATGGTTGATGCTCGTGCCCTGGTCCACGTACGACCCGTAGTGCATCCCGCCGTCGACGCGGATGGTGTAGCCGCCCTCGAACGACCCGGAGGTGAACTGGTACTCGGTGTTCCGCTGCAGCCGGTAGGTGCGGTTGGTGTACGGGTGGTTGGCGCGCGCGTACCACGCGACCAGCCGACCGCCCGCAGCCAGCGCCGGGGGCAACGACCGGATGACCGCGGACTGCATCGCAGCGATGGTCGCGGTCAGGCCGATCATCAGAAAGTGCCCGTGTCCTTGTAGTCGGCCATGCGGTTCCAGACGTTCGTGTAGGCGTTGACGCCAGTGGTTGCGTTGCCGACCCGCGCGCGCGGGTTGGGCGGCGTGTTCGTCGACCCGGCGGCTCGCGCATCGGCGTCGCGATTGAGCTGCTTGATGAGCTCGCGGGCGCGCTTGCCCTGCTCCGCGAACGCGCCGTTCTCATCCCAGATGCCGTGCCGTCGCGCGGCGATCTCGCACGCCAGGTCCACCACGCACCCGACCATCGCCGGGTCGAGGGTGTCGGTGGTCGTGTAGATGCCCGCGGGAAAGGCCACGCGAGTCATCGTGCGAAAGAGGCTGTTGGCTTCTGCCAGGCACAGGTCGCGGAAGCTGGTGTCGGGCGTTGCGCCGCCGTTCTTGGCGAACAGGCGCGCGTACATGGCGGTAGACAGCCGCGCCGTGAGGTCGGTGGAGGTTGCGATCGTCGTCTGTTCAGCCACGGTCGTACTCCCTGCCCTCGGTGAAGCCGTCTAGTGCCACGGACTCGGGGATCTCTTGCCCCGGCTCGTAGGTCACGCCCGCGTGGATTCTCACGCGTGCGAAGTACCGCACCAGCGCCGGAAGCGTCTCTGCTTCCGGCGCGGGCGCGACAACAAGCGCCGTCACTGGCTGTGCTCGGCGCTTGCTCATGTCAGGACACGCAGGTCGTGTAGAGGAAGCCCGTGGTGGCCCCGCCGATGACGAACTCCGAGTCGGAGTGCGAGGTCTTGATGAACACGCCGCCGCGGACGCCGCGGAGGTTGTCCACGATCTCGCGGGTCTCCATCGTGCCGAAGCGGAACGTGTACCCGAAGGTGCGCGTCGCGCGCGGCGAGGGGGTCTTCTCCACGCGGATGAGCGCGGTCGACTTGCCCCAGAGGTAGTCGCTCGAGGCCGACGCACCCTCGCGGGCGCTGTTGTACTTCGCGCGGCCGATGACCACGTTGTCGAGGCCGAACGCCTCGGCGAAGAGCTGCTCGTTCACACGCAACGGGACATCGCCCATCGTGGTGGTCGCGCGGCTCAGGATGTACTGCAGCACCTTCGGGTGGTTGCGCAGCTTGATCCAGACCTGGGCGCCGATGACCATGGTGTTCGGGCGCACGAAGCACGCCTCGATGGCGTCTTCGATCTTCTGGATGGGGTCCGAGGTCGGGACGTCCCAGCGGTCCGCGCCCGAGAGGGCGGCGGTGTTGGAGCCGTAGTTCGCGCTGTTGAACGCGACGTTGGCGACCCGCTGCTCGCGCGCGAGCATCAGGAAGTTCATCACGATGTCCTGCGCGTAGATCTTCGGCTGCAGGGGCGCGTCGGCGTTGGCGATCTCGTCGTTGGAGACGAAGTCCATCAGCGCGTAGTCGCTGACCGAGTAGGTCAGGTTCGAGGTGATGTCGTACTTCACTTCGCCGGGCATGCCACGGGGGGAGGCCGCGGCGCTGGCCGAGATCTCCTGCATCGTGGTCACCGGGAACGCGAAGATCTTGTCCGAGCGGTGCTTGACGCTCAGCACCGGCAGCACGCTGTCCGCGATGTACTCGCGGTTGTTGTACTGCACCGCCAGGTTGGTCAGCGCGCGGTCGATGTGGACGGCGCTCGGGGAGAGCGACATCAGGTGGGCGGCTTCGGCAGCGCCGATGCCGTGCGATGCGAGCATCGCGGACTGGAGGTTCTGAAGAGTGTTGCTCATGGTCATCCCTGGAAGCTGCCGATGCGGATGTCGATTGCGACGCGCTCGCCGGTCGAGGCGGACTCCATCGCGTAGCCGATGACGCCGACGTTGGTCCCGGCGGCGGGGGCCGCGGGCTTCACGCCGCCGCTGGTGTCAGCGATGGTCAGGAGCTGGCCGCGGGTGATGCCGGCGGCGGCGATGCCGGGGTACACGCCCGCGGTCACGACGTCAGCGCCGGTCTGCGTCGAGACGATCGCCTGCAGCGCAATGCCGACGATCTCCACGCTGAGGGGGTTGGGGTCGGCGCCCACGGGGAGCGCGACGGTGTTGTCCGCGCTCGAGAGGAGCGTGAGGACGGCGCCCTCGGCGGCGGTGAGAGACACCACCTTGAAGGGAGCAACCAGTTGAGGAATGCGGCGAGAAGTCGTCATTGAGGATCAGCCTCCGAGAGCTGCGGTGAGGGGAGCGAGGGCCTCATCGCGGAGGTCGCGCGAGGCACGGAGAAGGGCGTCCTTGTAGGACAGGCCGTGGTCGGACATCAGCTTCGCCGCGCGATCGTCCGCGGCGTCAGCGTGGCGAACGGGGGCGACAACGCGCGACGCCGGGACGCCGCCCTGCGGGGAGACGCGGGCGCTCATGAGCTTCGCGTCGGACGCCGGGGCCTCGACGGCCGGGAACAGCGCGTCGAAGGTCGGGCGGTCGGCGCGGCAGAGCTTCGCGAGGCGGTCGCGCGAGGCGGCGGGGGCGCGGCCTTCGGCGATGACGCGATCGCTCATCTGAGCGGCTTCGGCCATCTGGTTCTGCTCGAACTTCTCCAGCAGGGCCTCGATGGCGGCGATGATCTGGTCTTCGGCCATCTCGGGGTCCATGCCCATCTTCATCGCGAGGCCCGCGAGGGGGCTCCTCATCTTCTCATGTTCCATGGTCTTGTCTTCCTTGACCGCAGCGGCGGTCGGTACGTGGACGCTCTCGGGAGCGAGAGACGCCGCTATCGGGTCGCGTGCGGTCAGCGCCGCCATGCCGTCGAGGAACGGCCGGTTGGTCAGCGCGACGGAGGTGAGCTTCGGGCCGATGGCCTCGCCCGATTCGGGGTCGATGGCGCCGAACACCACCGCGGGCGAACAGTACGCGTACTGGCCCATGCGGATGCGCTCAACGGCCTGCGGGTCGACCCAGTCGACGGAGGCGTACAGCCCGGCCTCGCCGCGCGACTCGAGGTGCGTGACCCACCCCACCGCAGGCGCGCCGTTCTGCAGCACGCCGGGAGCCGTGGTCATCTCGGTCGCGTGCTCATAGTCGATCGGCACCCGCTTGTTGGCGCTCGCCTCGAAGTTCCGCACGAGCACATCGAAGGTCGCCGGGTCGAACACGAAGCCGCCCTGCGAATGGCCGTCGAAGGTGCCGCATCGAGCGACCTGGATGACGCTCTGCGAAACCGGGTCGGCGCTCATCGTGATCGGACAGGACATCTGCCGGGTTTCCATCTGTTCCACCACCCTCTTCGCCCACGCGTAGCCGGCATCGCCGCCCCACCCGTGCCACGCCTGCCAGCCCTTGCCCTGCTCGTCCCAGGTCGCGCCCTGCTTGTCGACCTCGTGGCGCCGAAAGAACGCCAGCATCCGGCGCACGGTCTCTGGCGAGAGGCTCTTGCCGTTGGCGAGGTCGCGGGCGCGCGCGATGCCCACGGCCGTCATCCCGCGCTCGGAGGGCGGCTTCTTCGCGCGGACCTCGAGGGCGCGGCGAGCGGCTTCCTGCGCGCCCTTCGGCGGGGTCAGGTCGATCATCGCGGCACCAGCAGGGCGGCGCCCTCGAGGGGGTCGGGGAGCTGCAGCATCTTGCGGGCGTCGGTCTGCGAGATGCCGATGCCCGCGCGCGCGGCGAGGTCGAGGCGCTTGGCGAGCTCGGTGAGGTCCTGCGCGGGGTCGGTGGCGAAGACGATCTTCGGCACAGGCGTCCCGCGGCCGAACATCCGCTCGACCATCGGGCGCAGGAGGTCGCGCCGCAGGGTGCCCGCGACAGCCTCGGCATCGCCGCGGGCGATCATCAGCGTGACCCGTTCGTGCACCTCGCCCAACGCGCGGTTGCCGCCGCCCTCGCCCACCTCGGAGGTCAGCGTGCTGCCCACGATGGCCTTGCTCATCTCGCCGTTGCACAGCGCGACCAGGTGCTCGTGCAGCGCGTTGACGTTGGGGGCGTCGAGGACGGTGAGCTTCGTCGTGTCCGGGATGACGATGCTGACCGTCGAGCTCATCGCCTCGATGGCCTCTTGCAACGCCGCCACGTCCTCGGGCGACGACCGCACCGGGCTGTCCGGCGTCGAGCCGCTGGAGTACTCGCCGACGCGCAGACCGCGGCCCGCCCACTCGGTGAGCGCGAGGAGGTCGCGCATGCCGAACTTCTTGAAGAGGGCGTACCAGCACACCGTTCTGCCGATGCCCTCGCGGGTCGGGTAGCCGCCGCGGATGCGCGGGCGGTGCACGATGAACTTGCCGCTCGGGAACACGTCCAGAGGGATTCCCGGGAACGTGGCGAACGCTCGCTCCGCGGCGGTCTGCGGCGCGCCGATGGCGGTCCCGCTGCCGGTCGCATCCCACAGGTGGATGCGCCAGTCGGTCGCGTACGCGAGGCGGCGCGGGTGCACGAACTCGATGGCCTCGGGGCGCCGGCCGTCCGGCGACCACACGACCTCTGCGACCGAGCGGCCGTAGTAAACCGCCGTCTGCATGTGGTGCAGGAGGTCGGTGAACGACAGCGCCATGTCGCCGCGCGACTCGAGGTCGCTCAAGACACGCGTCACGTAGTCGTTGATCGCCGGGTCATCGCCGACGATCTGCCACGGCGAACCGGCGACGAGGGCCTCGCGCTGGTAGAGCGACGCGTGGAGGTGCGGGTCGGTCTCCCGCAGCTCGTCCAGCACATCGATCCACTGGTACATGTAGCCGATGTCAGCCTGCCGCTGCACCGTCGTGAGCGCCTGCGGGGTAAGCGCGCTGCCCAGCCGGTACTGAAACCGGTCGTTGTACGGCGCGCGCGCCAGGAACGCCGATGGCGGCGCCTGGAGGGCTGCGTACTCAGAGCGGGAGAGGGGGGCTACCATGCGCGGCCCTGCGACCGTACCAGCATTGGCCGCGCTTGCAAAGGAGCTATCGGCCTGTCCACCACGAGGTCAGTCAGCGCCCACACCAGCGCGTCGAGGCGGTCGGGGCTCGAGGTGTCCGTCGCCGGGTCCCAGCCCGCGCACTGGTCCTCGAGGCGCGCGAGGAGGCCCACATGCGACACGCGCCCCTGCTCATAGAGCGCGGCGACGGGCTCGGCCCGCAGCGCCTTGCCGCGGCTCGCACGCACGGCCACGACGTGGCACGCGGGGTCGACCGTGCGAAGTACGCTGGCCACGAGGTCGCCGCCGTTGTTGACCTCGGCCACGATGCGGTCGGCCTTGTGGCGGCGGTACGCCTCGACCGCGCGCCGCGCCCACTGCTCCGCGGGGTAGGTGCCCGACAGGTCCTCGAGGACGTAGGCGCGCCCGTCGAGGCCGATGCCCGCGACGATGATGCCGGTCTCGTCGCTGCCTTCGTGCGCGGTCACCGCCGGGTCGACGGCCACGACCACGCGGCGCATG